ACAGTAGCTACAAACGCATCCTTATTCATACCGTAATGCTGAGCCATAGATGCCAGGATGCCAGTTGATTCAACCGTTGTAGCGATTGCGTTCACAGTAATGTCCTCTATTGATTCCAGATATGCGCCAGCCAAACTACAGCCACGCCGATTGCCGCCTCGAACACTAGGCATTTGGCAATAAAACGCCAGAACGGCCAACTACTCGGCGGCTTCGCGTTCATTTTAAAGAACCATGTTCGATGTTAAGAGTCAGCGATGCACCACTAGCTCCATTCGGTGCCATGCAAAGTCGTGCACCATCACATCCACAATCAGGAAAGCTACAGTAATGGAACATTTCTTCCGTATTGCCGTAATCATCTACATCTGAGTCGCATTCCGGACAATGCTGTCCAGCTATCTCCAGATGATCCAATGGAGTACAGGTAATGGCGCTCATGGGATAATCACCAAGCAAATGCAAAGGTCAATGCCGACGATCATGCCAACCGTGAATATGGCGATCTGCTCGGCGCGATCCGTGACGGTCTTGCGGTTGAGGTAGCTATGAAGAGATGTCATTTTTTGCGCGCCTTTATCATGGCGTCCGCCATATCATATGCGCTAAATGCCAATCCCAATCGCCATTCTTCTGCATAATTGCATTCATGGTTACGAATGCTAGCCATGTACTCGGCATAAATTGCTGGAAGCGATGCGGCTGCAAAGTAATCGCGCAATGTCATGCCGGCTTCTGAAATGAATGCACTAGGAAATGCATACTTAAGTTCACTCATCACTCTTCTCCCCGCGCCGCATCATCGTTCAATCGCCGCACATACTGCATGTACTTGCGTTCGACGATCTTTTCGAGCTTCAGGCGAACGTCGATATCAAGCATCAGCTCGGCCATTGCAGGAATCATCACCTCCTGCGGAATCGTCGTTTCTTCGATGTCGCCTTCCAGGACCATTGCGTAGTCAGTAGGCGCTATCTCGTCGATGATCGAATTGAGATGACGGACGTGGGCACGAAGGTTGGCATTCGCTGATTCAAGCTCGCGGATGCGCTGTTGCGCTGCATTGATCATCTGACGATCTGCTTGCAATGCCGCAGCGACTGGCTTGGCAAAGTACGAATCAGGAATGGCTTTGTCTTTCATGCCACTCAGAATATCGCGAAAAACTGGATTGACGTGTTCATTGCTCATGGTATCTCTCGGTTGCGCTTCGAGACGGATTGCCCGTGATAGACCTCCATTCGAAGGTCTATGGCTGGCAATCAGCCGTCCCCGTACCCGTACCCGGACCCGGACCCGTACCCGGACCCGGACCCGGACCCGGACCCGGACCCGTCCCCGTCCCCGGACCCGGACCCGTACCCGGACCCGGACCCGGACCCGTACCCGGACCCGTCCCCGTCCCCGTACCCGGACCCGTCCCCGGACCCGTCCCCGTCCCCGGACCCGGACCCGGACCCGTACCCGTACCCGTACCCGTCCCCGGACCCGTACCCGTCCCCGGACCCAATCAATGTCCGGTGCGGGTTACCAACCATTTTTCGATTACGCTCCATGGATAGATTCCTTCGCGTCACCAGAAGCGGGGATGACTTCGATGGACCCGATCAACATATGTTCGGGAACGATGACATCCACTTTGCTGTCGGGTCGATGGATGCCATGTACGGCAACGCCAGAAAGCGCCACGCCTTGCTTAGCCTTCCATTTCCACAGGCGACGCGAATCCTTGAGCACAACGATATCGCCATCCTGACTCACCAGTTCACCAGCATGCACGCCAGCGGAATAGGTGCGAACGATGACGTATCTTCCGAGGAAGGGCGAAAGCTTCGAGGTACCCGCATTACCAAACAACGAAGCCAATTCGCGAGCCTGACCAATCGTGAGAGAGTTGATGTCCATTTAGGTTCCTTGGTTGTGGATCGGGTCGGATCGACCGTGATAGAGCACTCAACGAATGCGCTATGGCCGACAATCACTTTATTTCGGGAATCTCCATATCTTCGTCGCCTACAATCCATTTTCCGGTTTCTGTATCAATCACATACCATTCTTCGCATATGGAGAAATTTCGAGCCGTCTTTTCGTCATTCGTGCCTTTTACGCAACCATCAAAAAGATCAACGATGTAGTAGCGGTATTTCATCGATTTATTTCCGTTTTGTTGTTGATCGGATCGCCCGTGCATGCCCTCGCGGATGGCAAAGGCATGGGCGGTAGATCAATGCGCTAATTTCTTACGTTTTCTTGTTGCTTTGCTGGCAATTCTTGCGCATGCGACACAGACACGCTCTCCTCTACCATTGAATCGTAGATTTTCGCCTGAAAGCGAATGACCTTGCGTACAATGGGTGCGTTTCTGTTCTTGATGTCTTTTCTTAATCGCCATGTCCACATTGTTTTCGCGTGGCGTTCCGAGGAAAAGATGATGTGGATTAACACATGCCGGCGTATCACACTTGTGACATACGAATAGGCCGTGCGGAATTGGTCCATTCGTGATCGTCCAAGAAAGCCTATGGGCTTGCCATGATTTTCCATTCGCGCCCGCAACACCATATACGCGATGATTCCATGATCCAGTCCAAAGCCAACAGCCCGTTTCTGGAACAGGTGTGACTCGCGGATCATTTACTAGATCACCATTGAAAGCTCGGGCCATCTTCATTTCCTCAATGCTTGCCGTCCGTCACGGACGATTTTGATTTAGCAATATGAATCCGTACGGCATCCGCAACGCGTAGATTTCTTGATGCGCGACGAGTTACAACAGTCTCGACGAAAACCTGATCGCTATTCGGGTAGGTTGTCGCATACCATCTACGGCCTTCCTTGGTCGGTGTGGATGGGAATTTGACCAACCAGCGCGTACACACTGATGACTCGTAGAGCTTCGTAACCTCGATTTTCTGTTTATGGCTCATGGCGTTGATCTCAATGCTGGCCGTGGGTGGACGTTGAATTAATCAGCAAAAGCGGCTTCGACGCCAATGCGCCTGACGACATTAAGCACGGTGTCCTCGCACTTTTCGCGCGTGGTTTCCTTGCTCCAGCGCTGTTCAAAGCCTCTCCCATCTATCCACACCCACCCTCCCCAAACCTGTGCAGCATAGCCGGGTACTTCGTCGATTGATTCGATTTTGATAGTCATGGCTATTGTCTCAATAGAGACCGTCCGTGGCCGTGGGTGGTTAGTCGCGAATCTCAACGCCGTTTTCGCGTGCAAACTCGCGGCCCAGGTCTGTGAAGTGAACCCACAAATGGCCGTCCATCCGATCCGTCGTAAGCAGGCCAGCTTGCTTCAACTGCGTGAGGTTGCCGCGATCTTCGACACTCCCGCCGACGTTGCCGCCAACGAGCGGCGTACCGCTCCAATTGCCGGCGTCCTTCGCGTAGGCGAGGAAAAGGGTCTTGCTGCGTTCGGTGATGTTCGGCGTCATGGCTGCGTCTCCCGTTTCGTTGGATGAGAATTTACGCCTCACCGAAAACATTGTCAAGCACTATTTTCTAGTTGACGAAAATAATTTTCGGTGTATCGTTCATCCATGTCCAAGCGAGATGCCATCATGGAACAGTTCCAGTGGAAACAAATGATGCTTGACCTGCGTACGGCAGGTCTTAAATTCCGCGAGCTTTCGGAGGCCCTTGGGATATCAAAAGGAGCCTGCCACGACCTCATGTCAGGCAGAAGCAAGCAACCTACTGGGAACGTAGCCCTGAAGCTCATCGAACTTCACCGCAGGAACAGGAGAAAGATTCATGCCAACGATCATCGATAACCGTCGACCTTACGATCCGATAGCCGATTCGATCCCCTTCGAGGTCGATCAGGAGGCCGTCCAGGCCATCCGAGAGGCCCTAGCCAAGCGCAAGTACGAGCAGATGATGGCTGACGCCCAGTTTTCGCCTGGCGCGATTGTGAAGGAGGCGGAAGTCGTCCGCACCTATCTCCGTAATTGGCAGAAACGCCATGCTCATGGTTGAGCCAGTTCACTCCCCCTTGACTTCGGCTTCACGGAAGCGCCAAATAAAAACGCCCGCAGTGCTAGCAACACTCGGGCGCGTGACCATCGGTAGAGCGAACCGGATGGATTTGCTGGGCACAACGCGTGCCACGTGCATATCTTCGAATCCCCTATCCCTTGTGTCAAGCGCCCTTAACGCGCTCGGGCCGTATCAGGCGCGGTGCAAGCTCGCGTGTGTTCAGGAAGTGAAATCGTCGTCCTGGGCACGGGTTGTTGAGAGGGGTACGTGAAAAGACCTTCTCAGTGCAAAAGCGACGGACTGGCTCCGGAGAGCTAAGTCAGCACTTCCCGGGCCCTTTTTTAGGGGTTTAGGGGGTGCTTTGCTCGGGACTTCACCAAAGAGCTAATCCTAGGATCTAGATATCTATGGCTAAGCAAGAAGTAATTTGTCCTCAATGCCGAATGCCTTTCTTCGCTGAGACTGGTCATTTAAATCGTGCTATGGCCATGGAAAGAAGTCTTTACTGTTCTCGCTCCTGTGCCGGGTTGGCTAGACGATTGAAAAACCCTCCCACCCTAGAACAGAAAAAGATAGCTAAAGCTGAGTACGACAAGAAACGAAGAGAATTGAAAGGTGATGAGCTTCGAGCAAAAAAGCGAGTTTTCTATCACGAGCACAAAGAGGAACGGAAAGAGCTTCATCGCCTACAAAGACAAAAGCGTATGTCTAAGCACCTTGAATACTGCCGCCAACCTGAATATCGCGCTAAGAAAAAGGAATATGACAAGGATCGACGATTTAAGGCTTTTGGCCCTTTTGAGGATGCGGCACGCCTATTGTCGGAGCTTCAAACTGAAATAGACAAACGTGCTACTAGATACGAAATTTACATCGCCAATGGGCGATATACACGGCAAGCCACCCAACGTAGGAGAGAACTATGGCAACTGATGCGCAAGAGCTGACCGCCTCGAATATCAAGGATCAGCTATGGAAAACCCTTACGGATCTGCGGAGCAGAACGATTCAACCCGGACAAGGGGATGCGATTGCTTCACAGGCTCGTGAAATTCTTCGTACTGTTAAGGTACAACTCCAAGTGACACAACAAGCGAAACGGAGTGTTCCGGTTGAAGTGATCACTTTTGCGGAAAAATAGGGAGGTGATGTTAATTGGATAGACCGCCCTGGTCACAACCATTGAAGTAACGGGGGATGCGCATCCGCCAAACGCATTCAAGGGGATTCCATGAATAATCCAACTGACCTACATCTTTTCGACAACCTGAACGAACTGGAATTTCAGCCAATCGCGATGGAGCACATCGCTGGCGCCATTTGGCTTACCCAGCGAAACCTGCAGACCGGCGTGGTCCAGACGCTCATCATGCCTGTCCGGTTAGCCCAGCCGATTGCTGAGCGGCTGTCGGCCCTGGGAATCAAGGCAGAGACACCTAAGCCCCAGGCAAAAGTTGTCAAGGTTCCTTTCCAATCCATCCTCGACCTGTACCACGAAATCCTGTGCCCGCCGCTGCCCAGGTGCGAGGTTCTCACAGCAAAGCGCCAGGGGCAGATTCGGCAGCGCTGGCAAGACGAGAAAGACGGGTTGCCTAACTTGGACGAATGGAGAAACTTCTTCCAGCACGTCAAAGCATCGCCATTCCTGACGGGTCAAGTTGCTAGCAAAGACCGGCGCCCATTCCGAGCCGACATCGAGTGGCTCACTAATGCCACTAACTACGCCAAGATTGCGGAGGGTAAGTACCATTCATGACCGAAACGAAGCAGTCGATGACGTTGGAGGACGTGCGGGATTGGATGCGTAGGTTGGAGAAACAGCATGACCTTGTTCCCCCTCTACGCGAAGCCTATGGCTCGGCTGCTGATGCCATTGACGCCCACCTATCCGCGCAACGTAAATGCGTCGGCGACTCTAATTTTGAATGGTGGTACGCCGATGAGTTCAAGCCTAGAAACAAGGAAGAAAAACAACGTATGCGCGAGGCATACGAAGCGGGCATGAATGACCTATCCGCGCAGCGCGAGGGTGTTGCTGCCGCATTCGAGCAAGAATGCAACGACGTAGATCAAATCCTTAGAAAACTTGGACTTGATCCGGAAAAAGTTAGAACTGAGTGCGGATATCTAATTGTGCCTCGAATCTTGAATCACATACAGGAAACGCTAGATGCGCTGATTCAGGCAACCAATTTCGGCGCAGCGATGAATGACAAGTACTGCGCATACGTCAAAGCACATCCACCCCATCCCCGCATGTAGGTGACGGATGAGCAGACGCGCATCTATCTCGATGCCTTGGGCGATATTGCTGATTCGTGGGGCGATAACGGTAACCCGGGCGGCCGTACATTCGATGCAGCCGGCCATCAGTTTTGCGTGGATCGTGCCGCTGAAGCCCTCGAAGCCGCGCTATCGGAGAAAGGTCATGATTGAATGGCAACCCATCGAGACGGCACCGAAGGATGGTACGCTCATACTCTTGTACCGCGATGGACATCATGTATTAGGATGTTGGCGTGAGGACGGGTATTGGTCTGACGACATTGAGCTATTTTTCGGCACAGAATATGCTCGGGAAAATGTACCGTCGCACTGGATGCCACTTCCGGAGCCGCCGAAATGACAAAGCACATTGACCTATTGCCGTGCCCTTTTTGCGGCAACACACAAGACGATTTTGAGGACAGTCCATTCGGCAAGCCGGGTTGCTATGTTGTTAGATGCGGCAATCCCAACTGTAATGCTGATGTTGTTGGCAAAACTCCGGAGGACGCTATCAAAAAGTGGAATCGCAGGACAAACGCTACAGCAAGGCACACCCCACAAGACATGCGGAAGATGGCTGAACAACTCAAAAGCAAAACCACTGGCGGTGAGTATTATCGTATATACAACTGCATGTACCAAGCAGCCGACATGCTCCGCGACCTTGCTAATGAGGCCGAGGCTATCGTAACCGGCGACACCGACCTGCAAAACGCCATCGATTACTGGAAAGATCGAGCAATTAAGGCTGAGGCTGTGCAGGTGAGCGTGCCGGATGGATGGAATCTGGTGCCGGTTGAGCCAACAGCGGAAATGCTTCGCGCCGGATTCCTATCGGAGAGCGAAGGTTTTGATATAGAAACTCCAGCAGATGCGCCTGGATTGGTTTACAGAGCCATGCTCGCCGCCGCACCTTCGCCTAAGGATGATGCATGAAGCGAAAAGGCCCCAATCCTCACTCACGCTTCTCCTGGACGCGCATTCCAACAGAAGGTGGCATCACCTATCGCCTGTTCCGTCGCGACTTCAACCGCCGCGTGTACTGCGAATGGTGGACGTTCGAGGGTGAGTCTAGAAGGGAGCGTGCAGTGAAGCTGAGGGCCATGCGCAAGACGCTGTTGGAGCGCGTGGATACGGTAGAGTTGCAGGAGCTTGGAGTGACGACATGACTTTCGGCGAAATAAATCTCATCGCAGCTTTAGGCACGTGTGAAAGATCATTCAATGAAGATGAGAAATCACACTTCTACAACTATATCTATCGTCTTGGATGGGATGGCCGAAGCCAACTTTTCATAGATGTAGCATCCCATTTACTACATAGAGTGTGTCCGTTGAAATACCAAAAAGCGATGCATGAACATTGCCTTGTGATGAACGAAGACACCCAATAAAAAAGCCGGCATTGCGCCGGCTTCTTCGTTACTGCAAGTACTCCACTCGTATTCGGACAGCGTAGGTCATCGCCCCTGCCGTTCCGCTCGCGTAATTGGATGTCAGATAGGTGATGTTTGTGCCTGCTTTGGCGTTGATAATCTGCACCCCTTGACCAAAAGCACCCACCGCATTAGCAGTGTTCGTAGGAGTGACGGTACTGGCTTGTAGCGCGGTGCTGGTGTCGTTGTCGGTCCATCCTATGCCCACGTTAGGGAGTGTCGATGAGGCGGCATCTGCGGCTGTCTCCACGGCATACGCAGAGATGCGATACAAGCCACCGGCATTCGATGGGACGGAGTACACCGTGGAGCTTGGCAAATTGGCATTGACGGCCGTGCCAGTCGTCACGCGCGCTGTGACGATCTGGAAGGTGGGCGGGAAGTACTGACCCCAGGCGATCATTGGGATAAGCAAGAGAACAGCTAAGAGGATCTTTCGCATATCAGTACCCTACGATGGTGTAAATGGTAGATGCCGCTGATCCCACTGCGGTTACTGCGGTGCTCAGTCCGGATGGAACAGTCAACGCTCCGCCAGGAGCAATCGGGAATGCCGTTCCGGTAGCCGTTGCACCGTCCAGACGAACGTAAAGGGTATTGCCATTGGTCGATGTGTTCTGGATGGTGAACCAGTGAGGATACGTCCCCGCTGCGGCGATAGTGGTTGACGTGGTTCCAACGGATCCATTATTGGTCAAACCAGCAGGATTGGAGCTTCCCCCTCCTGTAGGTGTACCGGCCGGCGTAATAGGATTACCGGTTACTGGATCTACCAAGTACACCGCTGGCAGCGCATTTCCATAAGGACCGGTAACGTTATAAGGCGTAGGTCCACCTCCGGTATAAGGCCTCGAATAGGTGACATTGTTGTTGTTCTGCGCATAAGCGGAATGACAGACCAACCCAAGTACGACGACAAGGACGCATACGAGTGTGGAATGAAATAATCGACGTAACGGATGCATTAGGAAGCTCCCTTGATGCGTTCGGTAACGTGCATGGCGCCAAGGCCAAGCATCCCGAGTGTGATGGTGGAAAGTTCCGCGATGTTAAGCGGATGGAGTGGAATAGGGTGGCCGAAGATGTCACCCACATTCACCATGAGCGGCTGAATGACAAAGTTGTACGCGTAGCCGAAGGCGCACACCCAGCCAAGACCACCGCGCCAATGTTGTAGCGGATCAGTAGACTGAGCCTCAGATTTATCGATATCCGTTTGCGCCTGAATCAACGCCAAGGATGCCGCAAGCTGTGCTTTTTCCTGTTCAGTTTTATCCGGGAAGATCATTCCCAGGATACCCTTGGCCGCAGTGGCCACTTCGCCAATACCTGTGATATCCATTACGTCCATACCCCCGTTCGAATGACATTGGTAAGAAAGACTGCTCGACGTCCCACCTGGTGATACCACGCTGTGGTTTCCAAGTCGTCCGCAGCGTCGGCGTATTGGCCTTTCTCCATGAGGCCAAGGAACTGCTGGAAGTTGCTCAACTTCTGGTATCCGAGATTAAACACCATGTCAATGATGGCTAGCTGGCGCGCTTCATCCAGTCCTTTGAACCAAGCAAACTTGTTGGCGCCGGCTAGCGCTTCTTGGAAGTCCTCATTCCAAAGGAAATCGATAGCGGCCGGCGAGAGCGGCTTGTTGAGGTTTCGTCCAACGCCGATGGATGGATTTCCCTTCACAAGCGTGCTCTGCTTGATCTGCTGGCCCGTAGCATCGTCATAAGGAAGCGTTCGAACACCTTCCCAATCGTTCTGCTTGGTACGTAGAGCAGCGACGGCGTGATGGGGAGGCGTGATGATGATGATCGTGTCGGGGGTGACGCTCATGGTTTCTGTTCCTTTGGCTTAAGATTTGGAGCCATCATATATATGGCATTTAGGTAATCCTGCATACGGTCAAGGCGTTGCTGCGTGCTGGTATAGGCAATGCCACCGATGACCGCCATGGCGATGCCAAGTGCGAACATCACCGCGCAGCATGTAGTAGAGATCCACATGCCAACGCCACCGGCATGAACATTGATAGTGGCATTTCCGCTGCTCTGTCTACGTGGTGGAAGTAGCTTTTCAAGACGGTCAAGCTCAGAGCGCAACTCATCCTGAAGATTCGTTTCAGCCGCTGATTCCGTGGACATTGGATCTACCCCTGATTTCGGCTACGAGTTCGAGGATGCGCGTCGTTGTCTTGCGCAACTCGTCCATTTGAACATCGACCTTCTCGAAACTTTTAACAACCTCATCTTTTTTTACGTATTCTTTTGCCATTTCCTCTCGAAGCTTGAAATGCGCCAACCAAAGGCGAATCTGTCCAATTACAACGAGAGCTAGAACACCCTCGGTGGCCCATTCGGCAAGATGCTGCAGATAGTCCATGATCATAACCCCATGGCAGATTCGAGTCGTTTCAGGCGTGAGTGTAGACCAGCATTCAAGAAGACATTCAATTGGGCATAGTTGATTCCGTAGCGATCGTCTTCATAGGTGATCATGCCGTACTTTCTCCAATCTAAATCTTCTTCATCGAAGATCGAGCACACCTGCTGAGCAATTACGCCGATGTGATGCTTGGCTTCTTCGCCTTTTTCTTCGACGTCCTTCATCCATAGGTAAATACCGATGGTATCTAGAATGCGATTGGCGGCCCGTATCTCGGCTTCGGTAAGACGAGAAATAACTGTTTTTTCGCGCGCATCGGATGTCTGGATGGTTCCATTGACAGCATAGACAGCAGTCCATCGATTTGATGTCCCACCACATGCAACCGCATTGTCTACCTCAGGCTCAAAGATATTAGCTAATACTTTTACACCAGTGTTTGTAGAATTATTTCCTCTTATTATTACTATGCCGGAAGATGTTGATGCTGTTAAATAAAGTCCTCCTGTATCAGAGGTATGTAATTGTGAAATTCCACCAGATGATGACAACGATACGTTTCCAGACTGGACGTCACCAGAGAATGTTCCTGTTGTTCCAGATATGCCTTGGCCTGAAATATTTCCCGATGAATCTATAGTAGCTACCGAAGTAGCGCCAGATAAAAAATTCAATGTACCGTTGTAATACAAACATGGAGTTGAATCATATGCAATTCCATTGAGAGCGGACTTATTACCTATGGCAATGCATGCTGATCCATTTAGACGAACAATGTTATATGCCCCTCCTGCATTGCCAGAATTACCACCATTTACTGTTGACGTGATCTGACCAGATCCTGTGCCAACGCTCAAATTTCCTACTGAATCAAGCGTGGCGGTGGTAGTCGTTCCGTTATAAAGGAAATTAAGTGTTCCAACATAAAATAATGTGGGAGTAGAGTCATATGTTCCTCCTGTAATTGCAGATTTATTTCCAATGGCAGTACAAGCAGAACCATTAAGACGAGTAACAACGAACGAACCGCCAGCAGTTCCAGAATTAATCCCATTTACAGAAATATTTGTCTGTGAAGATGCATTACCTATTGTAGAGCTTGAAGAAGTGGTGATTGAATTAATAGAAAGATTCTGAGGAATATCGGCGTTTACAAGTGACCGGAACGTAGGAGTGGTCGCTGATCCAGAAGAGGGTCCGGCTAATACAAGATTAGAGCTCTGATTATTCCATGCACCGGTAAGGGTTCCCGATCCAGTGACAGGCGAACCACTTACAACGAACTGCGATGGCAGTGATAAACCTACTGATGTAACTCCACCACCTCCGCTACCGGTGGCACTTAGAACGCCGCTAGTAGAAAGATTGAGGTTTGCACCGATGGTGATGGTAGTGGGAGTTCCTGATGTTGACGCAGGATTTCCTAAAAGGGTCTGACTGGCAATCGATGGTAAGTCTGCGATAACCATCGTTCTAAACGTAGGGGACGCTGCCGCACCTGAAGAAGGACCGGACAGAAAGGTATTGGCATTTTGAGTCGATGTACTGCTGATGTAAGGAAGGGACGGAATATCCGCCGCAACCAATGATCGAAAAGAAGGAGTCGCTGCCGATCCACTGGATGGGCCTGCCCACACCAAATTAGATGCTTGCGTGTTTAGTGAAAAAGTTAGTGTTCCCGAACTTGTTACAGGAGATCCGGAAACGGAAAAAATGGATGGAGCAGACAGTCCTACGGATGTCACATAAGGAAGTGGAGGAATATCTGCTGCCACTAATGGCCTAAAAGTGGGTATAGCTGATGCGCCGGATGTAGGACCTGCCCATACTTCATTGGCAGGCTGGGGAGATACATTCAGGCTGATTGTTCCTGATGTAGTAATGGGGGTATTGGTGACTGTAAAAGGCGAACTTACGGCCAATCCAACGGAAGTGACTGATCCGCCCGTTACCGTAGAACTCAGTACGCCGTTAGAAAGCAATAAACCTGTTCCTATGGTCAATGGACCTGGATAGGAACTTGAAGCGCCACTATTTCCAAGGATGGTGCCGGCAGGAATTGTGACAAAACCTGCTGAAGCCTGATTTTGGTCATGGAAATACCGATACCAAGGCAACGTCATCCTTCCATCGTTACCGATGACAGGTTGTTGTTGAACTGGTAGGGTTGGATTAATGGTCATGGAGATAGCCATTCAATGATGCAAAGACCACTGGCGCCATTGCCACCGGCCACCAAAGGACCGCCACCGCTACCGCCTCCTCCGGCTAGCTCTCCTGGATTATTACCAGCTACTGATCCAGGTCCCCCGGATCCGCCTAACGGCGCATCTCCTCCTGCGCCTCCTTGGTATACGGTCGTTGATCCCATAAGACCGGATTGACCTATTTGGCCTGAAGTTCCTGACAGATTTAGGGTTAAACCTGAGGCGCCTCCTCCTGCTCCAGCGGAACCCGCATTGCCGCCACCACCACCACCGCCATTGGCAGTGATTCCTAATGCAGTGATCGTTGAATTACCGCCAGCAGTCCCAGCATTACCGGAGGAACCTCCAGTACCACCTGCACCAATGACAATGGCTAAAGATGTATTACTACTGAGCGAAATAGGGCCTTCCGCATATCCAGCTCCTCCACCCCCCGAGCCAGCATTATTGCCCGAAGCACCACCACCACCACCACCACCACCCCATATACGGAATTTGGCCCATTTGACATTCGTAGGAATTGTCCATGTCCCTGAGTTGGTGAAAACGGCCATTTGCCAAGCTCTATTGATTTCGTTTCCGACATAGGCTGTGGTGGCAATCTTGGTGCTGTAATCCCCAGCGCTTTGAGTGGGCACAGTCGGATTATTGGAAAAGGCATTCGTTATAGCAGTCTGAACAAATTGCGTATTAGCAATATCAGTGCTGCTATCGCCGACCGTTGCAGTAGGTGCGGTTGGCGTTCCCGTGAAGGCGGGGCTATTCAATGGCGCAAGGCCATTGATCATATTTCCAAAGCCGACACTTCCAACCGTCCAATAGGGGTTTGTAGGAGGATCAGTGTCCGTCGAAGGGCAATACCAGAAATCATATTCCAATGTCGAATCCAGATAGCAAACGCACTCACCATTGGCATCAAGAATGATTGGATTCGTATTTGGTGTGCCCGTTGGCGTGGAGTATGTGGCCTGCTTGGTCGTAGTACCTGCCGCATAGGTGAATATCTTTGCACCCGATGCCACATTGGTCGTGCCAGGAATAAAGAACTTAAGTTTGGGAGGTACGCTTGGGGTAAGTGGACCAGTCATACGTCATACTCCATCGAGGTTGCGAACCCCATTTTATGGAGTTCCGGTAAGCATTCTTCCAAGTTGTCGCCAATGTCGTTTCGAACCATCATGTTAGAGACATTTACCTTCTTGATAACTTTGTCTACCGCTTCTTTGGCCTGTTTGACGGTTTCACCCATACCCGTAGCGACAAGTACATAGTTGCCGGATGTGGTGAAAATATCGGCTTCTACGACTTTTCCATCTTTCATGGAAGGTCCTTTCTCGATCTGCATGCAGACAGGGTGTATACGATCCCATCTATTCGGTATCTCAATGGGCAAGTCCATGCATTCGGCTTCGTCGCAATCATCACGCGGAAATGGTGGAATCGCCACGACTTCACCGATACCAACGTCATAAGAAACCTTTAGGGTGTCATGACCTTCTAAGAGGTCACGCATCCATTCCACGGGATCGCCCTTATGCAGGTCAGAGGCAATCCAGTCGTAAGGCCATCCTGGCCGGCATGTGAATTCAAGGGGGTATATCTTTCCACTTCCTTTTTCGATGATGCAATTGAGGTCGATATCGCCAATGTGACCGATCTCGATCAAGTGTTTGACGAGTTCATGCGTGAACAATTCATCGGCCATCTTTTCATCGCGGCAATACTGGATGACCGTACCCATCTCTCCGGTGTTGGGTCCGTAATTTCCTGGCATGAGCTTCTTGTGTTCGAAATTGATGTTCCACTTATTAGGCAACGGACCTTCCGGACCAAACCAACAAGAAACACCCATTTCGTATCCATCGATTTTCTCCTGCAGCATTACCTGACCTTTAGGATTCAAACCGAGCTTGATCCATCTTTGGATGCGGCCAACCAAATCAGCTGGCGTTTTAGCCACATATGAAAGGCTCTTGTCCTCGTTATCGCCCATGGTCTTGAATACATAGGCTTGATCAGATTTACGCGCAAAATTCTCAGCCTCTTTAAGAGAATTGAAGGTGTGATAAGCGGGCACTAGAAGTCCCATCTTTTCAAGCAATCGCATGCCTTTTGCGCGCTTGATCTCTAGATCTGCGGCGGCTTGTGAAGGCGCGAAGATGGGATATCCATGCTTTTTCCACTCGTCCATATCCTTGATGAACATCGCATTGGACGATAGCCAGATGAGGCCATCCTTGGCCCATTTCATAGAAGGCTTCCAATCGTCGATATGCTGAATGCCTGGAAACCCTTTGCCATCCTTGAAGCTATTTCCCTCTTTATCCCGGTTATACCAGCGCACGTCATGACCCGCCTCGACACAGCGCCAGGCGAAATCCAAGCCGCAACGGTCTGTATCGATCAGGAGGACGCGCATTAGTGTTTCTTCGACTTTTTGACGTGAAGCGGTAGTTTCTTGATTTTACGTCCAGAATCAGCCTTAACATATTCTTTGGCGACCTTTTGAGGGACCCCAAGACGTTGACCTAGCTTCTTGTCATGCGCCACCGCATGCATCATGCGGTTCTGGGCTTTCGATTTGGATGGCATATACTGGTCTCCATGCTGGAACGGTGCATTGCTTACATCATCGTCTTACTGGTGCTTCATGGCATCCAGGCACTGCACATCTATGCATGGACCCATATGCGAGAATCCTTTCTGAAACGCTTACTGCTGCTGGACCTGCGGCGATGGTTGTGGCATTGGCTGCGGAGCAAATGCACGACCCACCAGAGCATTAGCCGGATTTCCTAAACGCTGCTGAGCCAGATTGGCTAGATAGTTTGATACTGGGTTAGGACGGGGAGCGAGTGCCCTTTCAATGAGGAAACGGCTAGGAGCGCTATAGACGGCATGTGCAGCCAAGCCAGGTACAAGCATGGCGGCAGTATCTAGCAAGCGTAGACGTTCCGCAGTACCACTATCCGGAACCTTCTGAGGCAAGACATTCTTGCCAGCATCGGCCCAATCTTGAAGTAGGGCATTCCCCTGGCTGAAGCCACGCTTCTTATAGCTGGAATCCTCAGCGCGAACGGCCGAACGGAGCTGAGCCGCTGAGAATTTTCCTTCGTCCGCACCCACACGAGCCGCCGCATTTTCCACGCGAAGCATGCGGGCATGCGCCGCATCGACATTCGCCAGTTCCTCGCCCATTTCCTTGGGATTGCTACGTTTCAGCATGGCCTTCACATCGTTCTGGATGGACTGAAAAGCCTTACCAAGCTGGCGATAGGCCGGATCGATCGATTGCTGTGCAGCGCGAACCTCATTGCCTAGATTGGAGATCACTTCCTTGATTTCTTTGCCACCAACCCACTGGCCTTTCCCAAGCTTCTGAAGAACATCCTCATCAACTGTCTGCATCAACTTTCTGGCCAAATTGTCCGGCAGCGTATTGACGTGACTGGTCAATGTGCCGGCGATCTTGTTGGTCAGCGTGCTATCCACCCGGCCTTTCATCTGGCCAAGCACCTTGTCATAGGCTGAGGTAATCGCCTTACGGCCCTGCTCGATGGCGTCATAGCCTGCCTCGACACCTTTCCCTAGCTTAACCCCAATCGGCTGCAGAGCTTTCTCCACGCTAGCCAGGTTGAAATCATTGATCGCGCGCCGCTGGGCATTGCGAATTGCTGAACCCACCACCGGAAGGCTCATAGCAGCGTCTTCAGCGCGCCGCGCCATGCCGCCAAGCATCTGACCAGGGGTGAGGCGTACTCCGGCTTCCAGGAGAGTTCGAGCTTCAGGAGAAGCCAGTCCACGCATGGCATTGGAGACCATGGCGCCGGCGCCAGGAAGCAATGCCCCAGTACCAGCTCCAATTAAGGTATTAGCCACATGCTCGCCGGTAGAGGTATATGGAGCCGCATAGCCCTGAGCGCCCCCTGAGAGACCTCCTGTAGCGACTCTAGCTAAAAGACCAGCTCCAGCAGCCGGAGCAAGACCACGCGCCGCATAGGACAGAGGGACGGCTTCCAGGGCATAGCCTGCGATATTCCCCGCCTTGCCAGATCGGGTCCTCATCAAGGCTTCGTCAAGACGCCTGGATTCCGCAACATCCTGCGGTTTTACTAGTCCGACCAGCTCACCGACCCCTCGGCCCGTATCTTCGACGGCCTTACCAGCGGCAGCGGCAAGACGTTGTCCAGTGGACATGCCGGCGACCATTTCATCCTGTTTCTTCTGATAAGCCGCCTCAAATTCCGGCGTTCCTGGTGCAAAACGCTTCTTAGCAAGCCAGGCATCGGGAACTTTAAAGCCTTTGGCCACCAATTTCTGCGCAAGCTGTTCCCGCGTCGTCCCGTCAGGGACGCCCTTGATGACCGTACCATCCGGAAGGGTAACGTCCATGCTCATTGCAGGTCATCCCAATGTACGGTTTTGGCTTGCGAAGTACCCGAATCAGGTTTCTTGCCTGTATCCCGAATGCGCCCTTCCGTTTCTTCGGCCTGCTCGCGGAAGGATTGAACACGATTAGCCATTTCCTTTTTCAGGATGTCCACGTTAGAACGGTATTGTTCTGGCGTCATAGAGGTATCCAGAAGCTCGTGCGCGCGCTGGCGAGCCGAATCCGTCGCCGCCGCACCCCCCGTGGATCCTGTCATGACCTTGGCATATTCCTCCACAAAGGAATTATTGGCCGCATCGAAGTTAGCCGCTTCTACCGAGCCAGTGCCACGACGACCTGCCTGAAGCCATTTATTGAAGACCGGAACCCCAGTTCGATCCATCTTCTCAGAGGTAGAAAGCGCCAGATCGGCATTCTTGAGTGCGGTCTTCTCAAAATTCTCGCCGGCCGTCTGTTGTTTTCGGAGCTGAAGCAAAGCCGATGCATCCGCCTTGTTGGAAATTTGCTGAACCCGCTGCTCTGTAGGGTCTCGACCGGCTGCCATTTTGGCAGCACGATTTAGAATCTCGGTGCGTAGGGACATTCCAGCCTTGCCCATTCCCATAGGCGGCAGCGTTCCATCGATGTTGTAACGTGCTGCCGCAGCATTCTTGGCATCTTCGGAAAGATCGCCACCACCACCAGCCGCATCTTTTCCGGATTCGCGCTGTTCTCGTGCTTCTTCGATGCTAAGACGAGCACTTTCCAATCCTAACCTTTGACGGTCTATATCTTCTGTCAAAGCTAACCGCTTATCAGCTCTCTCATCAGCGATGGTCTTCTCATTGAGAGTCTGAGCATCTTTGTACGACAAGCTATTAGCGCGTACTCGTATCGGATCGAAATTTTGGGGAACTTGCGATTTCATTGCATCAGGTACATACCCTCCAGCAAAGAGACTTTCCAGTCCTTCGGAATAGATCTTCTGAGCGATATCACGCGCTTGTTGAGGGGTTTTCCCAGATGATAAAGCATCATCATAAGCATTAAGAGCTGGATCGCGTACGATGCTTTGAATGGTCTTTTGCGTATTTAGACCTGCTTCTGCTTGATTTTTCCCGGTAAGCGCAATCTTTTCGTCAATCTCTGCCTTCTGCGCAGTCATGCTCTGCGCTGCCTGAGGCGAAACACGGGCTATTTTGAGCATGGACTGAGCATTGGGCATGCCATCAGGTCCAAGATTGGACGGATCGCTGTAGATCGCGGCTAACGAGTTCTGGATAGCACGCTGCTTCTGCATCTGCTGCGATTGCTGACGCATCTGCATCATCTGCACGATGGAGTTCAGGGTAATCGGCTGTGGCGGTCCCTGGACTCCGGAAAGCACAATGGACGGATCGATAGGCATCGCTAGACCCCCGTGATGCCGGATGGTGCAAAGCTTTGGGTGTAATCGGGCATATAGGCGCTACTGGGGATGTTAGGGATGCCTCCACCGCCACCACCAAAGCCACCCTGCATCTGATACATCAGTCCCAGATTGCCAAGGCTTCCAAGGGTGTTGCCCATGGTATTGCCAGCGGCTACCTGGCCGGCTGCCCTGGCGTTGCCTGCGCCAGTAATGTTGTTGCCGATGGCATTGGCGGTATTGGCACCGATCCCAGCCACTTGCCCAGCGGCGTTCGCACCCGTGTTTGAGATGCCCGAGTACATGTTATAGACCTGATTCTGCCAATTCGTATAGGCATTCAGGGCGTTGTAGTAGTCCTGATTGGCGAGGCCCTGGCCATAGCTCATTAGAGCCTTCATGGTATTGCCAGAATTGACACCACCGGTGGCGGCTGCCGAATTCTGGATAGCATTAATGCCTTGGCCAAGCTGCCATTGATACCCAGGCGATTGCTGGAATTGCTGCGCCCCGAATTGCTGGGTCAGCGTCGGCATCATGCCCTGAAGGGTGCTTAATGCCGATCCTCCCGCATTGGTCCAGGGCGATAGCCGCTGGACGTTCTGGTTGTACATGTCCAATTGGGCTTGAGTGGCCGCATTGGCCGCATTGGCCTGCGTTTGAGCGGCGTCTTGAGCGCCCTGGCCGGACATTATCCCACCAGCAATGGAACCGACTGCTGCTGCTGCTAAGCCCCAGGGCATGTCTCACCTCATCAGGTAGCTATTCCGGCCATGATTCGCCGAAGTTTGATCATCTCAAGCGCTTCTTTCGCGCACTCTTCCCGCGTCACAATCATGTGATCTTTGGTGCCCGCCCCAGGATGAAACTGCATGGATCGGACGGATGCAAAATACATATCGAAAGTGATCAACTCATCGGATCGAAGGGAGTCACGAATGGAGTCAATCAAATTCGACATGATGGGCACCCTTTATGCACACGATGAGCGACATTCTCACCTCTTTAGACGAATTTGTCACCCAGTGTTCACGGGAGTTATCGAAGGTATAAACCTGTCCAGGTAGGGCCGAAAGGCTATGCCCGTGAAAGCAGAAGGCTTGTTCAGGATTGCCCATCAACTGAATGCAGAATTTGTCGTAGTAGCGGGCATGCCAGCCTTGGTCGATATGGGGTTCAACCTGGCCCCCGGCCGGTATTCGGGTGATGAGGACCCCCCCTAGACGTTCGCCGCGTACCTCGCCCATCAGATCCATGACCAAATCCACGACTGCCGGGATCATTTCGGCACCCGGATACCATACAGAGTCATGTTCGTCGGCGAAAAACGACCGATCTCCGATGTACTTCGAGAAGTCGTTATAGCGGACCCAAATATCGTCGATGGCCCGATGGGGCGTTCCGTAACCTTGGGTACGGTGGGTGTGCTGATTCCATAGCTCCGGATGATCGGCTAATTGTTCCAAGGCACGTTCCACATGGAACGTGGCTTTGAGCATACGGATAGGGGGATGTTCAGCCATCGCCAATCGACGCCCCTACTAGGCAGGTTTGTATCATCATCTCGCTCGAAATCTCGAAAATACGGTCCAGGCCACGATTCCGGCGAGTGGATCCGATACGTCTCCACATGACCCGATAGGCCGTTTCGCCGGTAGCGCCGGAAGATGACTGCATTTCATTCGACCAGTTATGACCGCCATCGTCCGACCATTTCAGGATGACGGGACTGGAAGTCGGCGAGGCCGCTACAACCAATGTTTGGGTCGCTAGGGAGGAAAATCCTAGCCAAGTACCCGGATTTAGGGTAACGCCACCGTTGTTGTATCCAGTGATGCCATAGCGATGTACCGGTACCGGTGAGTAAGGCGCGTTGTAGTAAACACCGCCCCCCTGTACCGTATCCGAAGACATATAGGCGCCAAACGAAACAGCCGGACCTTGAGTTATGAACTGCTTGAGCTGGGCGCCATTGAAGGCATATTGAGGCTCAATCTCCACATACGCCCCAAAGGAATTCGTAGTCGGCGAACCCGTGTAATTCAGTTGGACGAATCCAACGCTATTCACAGTGATCTGTAAGGGAAATGTGTTGGCGCCATAGGTCCCGGTGAAGTTTTGTGTGCTGTTATATCCCATCGCATACCGATAGACATTAGAACCCAGCGTAATCACTACATTGCATGCACCTAGGGCGAAAGGATCGGCCTGATTTGTGATTTTGGTGGCCGTTCCTACCGCTACTCCGGTTTGCATATCTATTTTAAGTGATTGAAGGCGTACAGGTTCCTGCATGGGCTTCTTTAATGCCCGCCAACGCCTCATCCACCGCTTAGGATTCGACGGCGGTGCCGTCGCCAGATCGTTCGTGGGATACGTAAGATCAAGCACAGAAAGCCGCTGATTCGTCGAAGAACCGACCACATGCTGTTTGTTGAAGAAGGCATAGCAGGATGGGTCCCATCGGTTATAGGACCCATTGATGAATTCACCTCGCTCATGCCATAGACCGATGGTCATGTCATAGACCCAGGTGGCATTGCCGGATGGGAAAGTCAGTACATAGAACACATGTCCGGCTTGCGTGTAGCAGAAACCAATCGCATCAGCGATACCAATGGAACTCATCGCTAGATAGCTTTGAATCTGATACTCAATGGCATGCGTCGAAATGCGTTGTTCCGAATAGCCATTATTGACGTAAGCCTGAAGGGATCCTTCATCAGACTGACCTAGCCAAAAGATATGATCTTCACTGGTAGCTACCGAGAAGGGCGCGACGCACCCCACATTCACATAAGCAGCTTCCATGCGTTGAAAGGAGAATCCATTGAGACCCGCGTTTTCCCAAATCTCTATGGCGTTTTCTTTCAGTACCCAAAGCTGACGAAACAGCGTAAAGATCGCCTGAATATTGGTTGCATTCGAATCAGCGCTGGAAAAGTTGAGTGGGTCCCAGGTCGTCAAGTCGTTGAGGTTGGACTGATAGAACTGGTTCGTTCCGGCAATCCCTACGATGCCGAATCCATCCTGTTCGCAGGCGATCAATGGGAAATTAGGAATGGTCGTGATCTGCGCCCAAGCGCTACCGCTCCATGACCATCCCTGGAATCCATCGAACACCGCATACTGTCTTCCGTTATCGATGATCGAGACAGGTCCCGATGCGGTATTCAAGTGACCAAGTGGGTTCACTAAGCCGTTGATGTCGATTTGGACGACTTGGTTTCCGAATACGGCTACAAGCTTCTTGTTGGCGGTCTTATGGATACCGCGCATCGGTCCAGACACCGCTCCTGAACCGCTATTGGTGAGGACTTGTAGAAGCTTCTGGCCTGGTATGGAGTAGAAACCTCCTACCTGCTTCCCCTGTTTCGTCTCGACAACTTCAGGGTACAGGTTCATGCATCGATCATCGGCGAGATTCGATGAGAAGGATTGGTAAGTACCGCCAAGGAAAGGCGTTTCCATGCTTATCGTCCCGCAGTGGAATCGCGATAGATGTTGTACGTCGGCGTCGCTCGGCTAACGATCTCAGGATCGTAATTGGAAATGTTCTCGCGAATATTCGTTCGCTTGATATTACCTAGCGTCTTAGAGGCCAGTTCGCGTACGTCCGGATCAAGCTGCGCATCGCGGAAGAAAGGCTTCATCCACACCGCAAGGTTGCTGAAGATAGCCGCCTCATAACCAGGCGGAAGATTGAGCGTCGCCGTCAAATTAGCAAAATCGGTGAGCTGTAGATAGGCATCGAAGTACAGCGTATTGCCTTGATTGGGGGTCGGAAAGACGTTGATGATGCCAAGCGGAAATTGGGGGTCATAGAAGATCGTATCCGGGATATTAGACGTATTGGTCAGCAACCCAATCATGTTCCAGCGATCACGTGGGATCACTTCCACCGGATAGCGATTCTGGTTCTGATCCATGATGTACGCCGCCACGGGACCTTCAATAATCTTCAGCGGACGGGTTCCATTCCATGTACCGCCAGGACCGATGGTGTACTGATTCACGCCTACCTGTAGCGGATAATTCTGCTCCTGAATGGCATAGCAGATGAGCGATTCATTAGACCATGAATCCATCATCGCATTCAAAAGCTGCAGGCCCCGCTCAGCGTCCGCGTCCGTCATGGTTTCGCCTGGCGCATACACACCAAGCTGTTCAAGCGCTGTCTGGATAAGACTCTGAGCGGTGGCCATAGCCTATTTCTCCATGATGAAGAGAACATCCATTTCGCACATCGCGAGAAGAGTCTCGCCGTTATGCTGAAACGGTTGTTGTGCGTACTTGCCGAACATTATCTTATCGCCCTCCTTGACTTGCATCGGTTGGCGAGATCCATCGTCATTCTTGCGTCCAGGACCAATGGAAACGACCGTACCAGCCATCGGCTTCTCTTCCTCCAGCTGGACCAATACCAATCCCCAGTAGGTCAAAGCTTCGGTCGGGAAGGGCTTGACGATGATGCGGTTATCGAGCGGTTGGATGCCCATCAGTCAGTCACCTTCATATGATCGTTTTTAGGCTTTCGCTTGTAGCCTTTGGGAGGACCTGGTTTCTTTCGAGGTGGCTTATCAGATTCCGCCTGGATCAAAGGCATGCAAGGTACTTCGCCATGACCCATGGCCTTGGATTCTTCCTCGACCGAGTTCACTAGAAGTTCTTCGCCGTCCGGTGTTCGAATGAACTTTGGGTACTCCTTGAACTCGGCATTCGGACCAGTAAATCCGAGAATGGAAGGCGTACCATCTGCTGGGTAATATCCCCTCGATTCGTACCATTCCTGTTGATCCGGATCGACCACGGTCACATCAGGGAATCGATCGGATGTACCTGGAAATTCCACTTCTCCCGGTTGAGGTTTGTAATTTCTAGGCCAAACCTCTTGCGCCAAACCTTTGACGAAGGCCGGATGCTTCATCACTTTCGGGTAACCGGCTTGCATGATCTAACCCTCCTTCAGGCGAAGATTACGCTGCATGCGACGTTCACGCTTCTCACGGGAAGCTTTCATCTTGTGATACTGCGTAGTGGGTGATTGCATCGATCGTTCTCGACCGTAATGAACAGGCGGCTTGTACCCAAACAGATTGACCGCCAAGTCCATCGCGATGTTCGAGATGACATGGATGCGGTTCATTCCTTCGTACCCGAAACAGCAGCTTCTTCCTCGGCGTTATGAACGACCTTATCGCCGACCATCTTAGGGTATTCCTGGGGTACATAGGACTCGCCAGACAATTCCTTTTCGTACTCTTCCAGCTTGTCCTTGATCTCGCCCCATTCCTTCTTGGCCTCCACGGCCAGAGCATGAAATTCCGTTTCCACAGTCGCTTCGATGAGTTTCCAGAGATTTTCCACGGTAGTTACCTCTCAGGCGTATACGGGATAAATGATGGGGTCGGACCAGTCGCGTTCCTTGCCTTCGCGGATCTTCATGTCGATCGCATCGCGCAACCGCTGGGCTTGTTCCTCGATCATGGCTGGGCCAATATCAATTGAGGTCTCGCTGCCCGTCTTCGGACTCCTTGCCAACACACGAACATGGTAGAGCTGCTGTTTCTGCATGGCTGATCCTCAAAGAAAAAGGCCACTTCCCCACTGCGAGAAGCGGCCTAAAGAGTTTACATGAATTGGCGTATTACGCCGTGGTCTTGATCAATCCAAGATTACCCAAGGCGGTGATGACCTGAGCCACCGTACCGGTACTGATACTGATAGCCGTAGTGTTCTGAGGAATAGCCGTAGCTCCATAGAAACCGATCAGATCGGTTGGACTAGCGCCCAAAACGGTGCCTAGGCTGTTTTGGTCCGAAAGCTGACGAGGAGCCGGAACGAGTGTTGCGGTGGTTGCGATGCCCATGAGATTTACTCCAAAGAAATAAGCCCAAGGTACCCAAGAATCGTTTTCTCACCCACTTCCGCCTTGAGCTTTTCGTAGTGGCCGAGGGAGATATTACATGTGTGACAAAGGAGTCCTCGAACATCCTTTTTTTCGCATTGCTTGAACGTTTTTACCGGTTCATCGCTATGCACATGATCAATATGCCATTTACCTTTCCCGCCAGGTTCAATTGCTCCACAAAGTGCACATGTGCCTCCTTGCTTAGCAAGCAATTCCCGATAATCGTCTTCTGTCAAACCATATCTCTGGAATCTTCCGAAATTGCGATAACGAATAGCGACTAGTTCTTTGTGCCTTGCCTTATTGGCATTGAAGTGGGCAATTGATCTTTCTCGCTTGCAATCCCTGCATTCACTGGTCCATTTGCCCGTATCTCGTCGCACATAGAACTGATCAATCGATTTTTCACTGCCGCATTTTCTGCATTTCTTCGCTTCCATAATGGAGACCCCTTTGTTTAGGAGTCTCCATTATTTCGGGAATACATCAGTTAGTCAACCTAACACCAAGCTCCGGGTAGTACGTCGTAGTTCCGTATAAAATGTCCATACGTGTGGGAAAGACGTCGTTGTTGATATCATAGGCGCGAATGATTCTCATCGAGATATTCCGGAACGTCTCGCGCGCTTTGAAGTCCACACCTTCCGGCAATTCCAGCGGTACGCAGACCAGACCAAAACAGTCTTTCGTAAAGCCAATGTTCTGGGCGTACTGGGTGGAGGCCGTACCTTTGACGGTGATGGCCGCGTTGTTGGCCGGCGAGTTGGTGACGGTCTGATAGGCACCACTGGTGGTGATGGCCGGATAGATCGAGATTGTCGATGCGCCGCCAGCGCTAGAATTGGCCGTCGCGGTAACCACGAAGTTCTGTAGCTGCTGCGTGGAAATCTTACTGCGCGGGTTGACTGCGAACACGCCAGCGATGGTGAAGACGTCGCCAACGTTCAACAGGCCGTTGACCGAAGCCGTCCAGCCACCAGTTACCAGCGAGCTTCCGGTCTGGCCGGCACCGTTCACCACCGGCGTACCGCCATAAGCACCTACCGTCTGCGTGTAGGTATTCTGGTCCATGTAGATTTCGAAATTGGCGATGTTGGCCAGGAAGCCCTTCAGCGCCGGCTCTGCCACGGACTGTACATACAGGTTAACAAGGCCATTGGCCATCGACCAGTACGCCGCTGGATTGAGGATCAACGTGCGATTGGCCTGAGGTACAGCGCCTTCGTCCATGCGCTGGCCGACTGAAGCAATGCTGGCGAAGCTGTTGGGCAGCGTACCCGGCGTACCCACCTCATTGAAGACCTGAGGGGTGTTGGCCAGGACAGTCTGATCAAGCGAGTTGGCAAGCTGTTCGCCCGCTGGCAGCAGATAGCGTTCGCGGAACTCTTCGATGGTCAGCGTCAACTCCTGCGAGTTGAACTGGAAGTCCACATGCTGCTGGTAGGAGATCGTGATGCTGGTCGAAGGCTCGGAGATCTGCTGGACCGACAAGCCGGGGCCGTTGGTTACGACGAACTGGTTGGGTTTACGAATAGTCAGCGAGGAACCGATCTTTACGAACTGGTTCTCAAACTGACGATTGACCTTGTTGGCGGCGACCAGGTTATTGACCATGATCGGCAACGTTTCCTTGGTAATCAAACTAGGGGTAAGAAGGGCATTCGATGCCATGGCTTGGTTCTCCGGCCATGGCATCGTTTAGCCATGGCGATCAGGTTCGTTTCTTGCGCATCTCTTCGAGCCTGCGCTCCATGTAATTCGGATCGTCTTCAGGGCTGACGCCAGCGGCTTCGCTACGCGCACCAGCAATAGGATTCACCGGCGCAGGAGCCTTGGACGTAGCAGCGGGCTTGTTAAGACGCTCCGACAATTTGCCAATCTCGATGGCTGCATGCGGAGCACCAAGTGCAGAGATACGCGCGGCTTCTGTGGGGTTCTGGCCTAGCCAGTACAGGACGTCGTGACCATTGGGGACGTGGAGCAGGGCCATGCCGACATGATGGGCGACTTGAATATCCGGGTTTTCCGCCACGGATTCATAGTCGGGATACTTCTCAACGGCCTTGGTGCGGCTCTCGTGCCAATTCGTCAGCACCTTTTGGAACTCGCCGGCAGCCTGGGCTTCCTGCGCCTTACGCGCCACCTCAGCCTCATGCTTCCGGAGTGCATCGCGGGTAGACCACTGGGTCACGGCCTCGATGTACTGATCCGGATCATCAAACTGATCCCGCGAAGGCTTGGGATCGTCTGTGTTTTCGGTATGAGGTTCGGTACGTTCGGGGGCTTTCCGCTCCTGAAGGATCCTCAGGGTTTCATCCAGCCGGCGAGCGTATTCTTCCTTCTCGCGCCGAAATTCCTCACGCTGCTTGGTGAGTTCGTCGATTCGTTTCTGAAAGCCGCCTTTGTGTTGCGGTTTCGCGGCGGAACCTTCGCCGGCATCGTCCGAGGTAGCCGGTGCCTCGGTAGGTTCTCCACTGGGTGTGGGAGCGGCTGAGGCGGAATCTACACCCGTCTTGCCATCGTTTTCAACTATGCCAGTGGCTTCGGTGGTAGGGGTTGAGGTGGGAGAGGGGGGCTGGGGTGCGTCAGACGTTGCCGAAAGAGCGGGCTGGAATCGGCTGTTAGTACCCATATCGAGGGCGGATTGGTCGGGCATAGGTCACCTATGGATTAAGACCCCGTGTACCGCACGGGTACGGTCATTGCTGGGGATTCTCCCCGGAATTATTGGCATCGGATTGATGACGATGGAGCATGTCATAGGCACGCATAAGCTGATCGGTCATGCCGGTTGCGTTCTTCTGGTCTGCCGCAAGCGCCCGCTGGATGACAGCCATAACCTTGGCTTCGAAGTCCTTTTCGTTCTTGTCGGCCAACAGCATACGATCGGCCGTCTGGTCCTGAAGCTGCTTGGCCATCTGCTGCATTTGGACCGTTTGCTGCTGCAATTGCATCTGCAACGCCTGAATGAGCGCCTGGATTTGTGGATCGACATCCGCCATATCCGGTACCAAGAGGTTAGGCGGCAAACCCTTGGCGAGACGGGCAGCGAACTGATCGGCATCCGGCCAGTCCATATTTTTTGCGATGAGGTCGGCGACCTTCATGGCCAGCTCGGGCGGCATGGAACCCACGAATTTCAGCATCTGGTCCGAAGCCTCAATGCGCTTAGTGGCATAGCTCGGCCCAACAGTGACCCGTACCCCGTATTTTCCGATAGTCGGATTGAAGACGGGCAGAGACTTACCATCCGCGCTCTTGCCATTCTGGAAGGCCTTGGCGGCATTCGGATCAAGCCGGATCGATTGATCTTTACCGTCTTCCCGGATGATCGTAAGGACCCTTTTGGTGTCGTAGTAATGCGGGAACATCTTAAGGAAAAGGAGACCTGTGTAATGCAGGGCACGGGCCAGATTGTCCGAATAGTGGAAAGAACCTATGTCATCGGAGCGTCGGATCTCATGCACTGCCTTGCCCGACTCATCATGCATGCGCTCGGCAATCGTGGCATCAAAGCGGATGCCAGTAACAGCCTGCATGTCTTGAGCGGCCCCTTGGATGGCCTGAAGTACGCCACTCGGGGCTTGCACCATAGGCTGTCGCTGAGGCGGCGGGGCAGGCTTACCGCCAATATTGGTCCCCTTGTAAAGGAGGTAGGGATAGGACTTCGTGTTGGCCTGTTTCCATGCACCCTCATGGCCCTCCACCTGGCCCTCTTCCATCACCCATGGTGCTTTTGGTTGTAGAGCAACAATCTCAGCCTCAGTGGTACGCCAGTAGTTGTACATGCGCTGCGGGTCTTTAGCATGGCGAACAATTCCGGAATAGGTCACCTTCCCTTGTTCGTCGATCTCATCACCGATTACTCGGACAATCGGCACGAAGCCGTCTGTCTTGACCTCAGTACGCTCCAAAATCTCAAGCGCATTTATCTTGTACCACATGCACTTTTTGTACTCGGACTTGCGCTCATTGACGATGGAAATAGAACCGCTGGCGATCTGAGCTTTAATGTCGGTGGATAGTTCGTCCTTCCAGCCGGTATGGCCATTATCGAGCTGAACCAAATCGCGCATTTCATGCTCGATGTTGTAGTACTCGGCTACGCGAATAGAGTCCTTGCTCACCCATTCTTTGTACGTATCGCCAGCCCCTGAGGGGTTGAAACTGACCATCTGAGAATCGGGCCACTGTTCCTTGTACTCATCACTCGGCACCATCTCGCTGATGAAGCCGAACTTGGCATCCTGACCGGTGGGCATCTGCGCATCCGGGTCTATGTACACTGTGAACTGATTGCGGATTCGACGCACAATGATGCGCTGATTGAAGCTATCCGGTGACTCGTATTCGGTATCCACGCGCCAATAGCCATAGCCGGCGGAAGCGGCCTGTTGAAAGGCGGTGTCATAGGCAATGTCAGCCTGGCATTCGTACTGGATGTAACGAAAGATGCCGCCGAACATCGCCGCAGCCTTCTTGTCCACTTGATCGCCGACAGGGATCAGATTGATCGCTGGCCGGTTTTCACGCTGTGGATTGGTAACCTGATGGACGAAGGTCGGGAGCTTGTTGAAGGTTAGGCATGGGCGTTTGTCCGTGTTGCGCTGAGCGGCGACGTCCGCCGGCCACTGATCCCCCTTCAGGAACTTGGTGTCTTCCAGAGCGGACTTTCGGTTATCGCCTTCGGCTGAAATGCAGCGCTCGAAGCGCTTGCGGGCCTGTAAAAGGATCTTCTGATCCGGGTCATTGTCATTGCCGAATGACCCGTCTTCCTTAACACCCTTGCCGCCCGATTTCTTCTTGGGTGGAAGCTTGTTCATGCCATTATCGATCCTGGGTAGACCGATCTTGCCATCATCTTTAGGCGCGTCAGGACTGTTTGCCATTAGTCTGCTCCAAGACGATCAATGATGATCTGCATCAATGCGCCGACGATCTTCAAGCGACTTTCTTCCCCAGAACTAACTGTTTCATAATTGCCACCGCGCAGCCAGAAAACACCACTAAAAGACACAATCTCTCCCTTTTCAGCCCGGTCCAACATCTCTCGAAGAAGAGAGACCGCATTACGGTTGCACTGATTTTCAACAGTGGTAAGAGGAATGACATTCATATTCTGACCTCGCCTGGATCATGCCCGGATGATACGGCATCATAGAACCGTTCGGCGGCTCGCTGGCGCAATTCTCTCAGACCTTTCCCGTATTCCGCTGGAACAATGCAGAAGTATTCATGCCCACGTTCGTTGTAATACGAGATGCGTAGGGCTTCCTGGCCGAGGATAGGCGACCAGAACCGGTATTCCTGCAGGCGGATGGTGACTTCGCTCAAGCAGCCTTTTCCTCAGGCGCTAGCTTGGCCAAATGAATGTCATTGATCCGACCCGATATCACGTAATGCACGTAAACCGGTAACTGTCCTGGATACTCCACTGGGGCATTCAGCGACGTGCCCGTAACCAGCCTGTAGTGCTCATCGGATACCTCCCCGTTTGAACCCTTCAACGGACCATCGATAAACCGTACCTTAGCCATAGCACTTCCCCTTTAGGCGATGATGGCGATTACGTCGTCCTCGGTCATGACCAACAAATCCTGGCCATCCACCTTGACTTCCGTACCTGACATCTTACGGAAAATCACGCGATTTCCCACTGCCACATCATGGACATCGTGACCGATAGCCAGGACCGTACCTTCCGGCGTCAGCTCATTACGGTCGTTGGTCTCCTTCAGGGCTAGGAGGATGCCGCTCTCGGTCTTCGTCAGGCGATCATCCCGCTTTACCACCAGACGGTTATAGATGGGTTTCAGGTTCATGCCTTGTACTCCGGAATGGATTTAACCAGTCGGCAAAGCTTGTAGCTCATCACGCGCCAAATCCCCATGCCATTTGGCCTGTACATAGCCATGGCCATTGAATGCCCAGACAGCTTGAATTATGTCGAATAATGGGCTTGATGCGGTCTAGATCGCTCATCGGGCGTATTCCGGCCACTTGTAGCGAAGCCTCGGCTTATCGTTTCCATAACCACCGAAGACCAAGCGCCATGGCGATTTAGGGGTATGCCAGAAACGGAAGGTAGTCATGACGCCATCCAAGAAGAGGTTGATGGGGCGGAAGTGCTGCCGACTTTGATCTTGGGCTTGTCATGGCCCTCGCTGTAGCCGATAGCCATGGTGGCTAGGGCTTTGGCGCCATGGCTGGCAGCATTATGGATCGGTACGCGGGTCGATGATCCGTCAGCATGCTGACCGTAGACGTATCGAGCCAATCGATTGCGCAATTCCACGGTTCCAGCTTCATCAAACACCGATTTGGACAGAACATTGCGCACCGCAGCAATTTGCGTTGCTTCGTCCGTCTGTGGGTTGATATGGACGTGCGGGGTCTGGAAATAGGTCTTTATGTCCTGCTCCCAGCTCGTGCCAGAGCCGATATTGCCATTGACCCCATCATGGGGTCCGTAGTGGTGGCCATAGATGTAGGGCAGCTTTTTCAGCTCCAGGACGTAGTCATAGGTTGTCATATGACGCCCCTCGATGTATCCCAGGAACCGGTACTCATAGCCTATCTGCTGGAAGATCACGATAGCCATGGAATCGCCCCAGCCAAGGTCCCAGGCCGTATGTACGGGCTTTGAGCGGTCATAGGGAACCTTGAGCACTCCATTACGGGCAATGAGGTCTCGTAGGTCACGGGCGTATACAGCGCCTTCCAGGGCCACCCGGCACTTACCCTCCCAGATGGTCAGGTACTCGTCCTCATCCCGCTTCAGGCAATCCTGACGCTCTGCTTCAAGCTCTGCCGTAAACCATGGGTTGTCACGCCAGCTTACTGCCTGGCAAATGGCATTCTCCGGTGGATTGAGAACGAACCGCTGGTAGGTCTCATCGGTCTCAAGCTCCGGATTGAAGCTCACCCATATCTCAGATCCAGGCTTACGGATGGTGGGCGTCAGGACGTTCCAGGAGCGCTTAGACACGTTCTGGGCCTCTTCAACCCAGCAGATGTCGCACCCTTCGAAGGATTTGAGGTTATTGGGATTGACCCGAAGGCCGGAGAACACGATCTCAGTACCGTTCTTCCCCCGTATGACCGACTGAAGGGGTTCATATAGACCTTCCAGGCCTAACGCTCGAATGCGGTCAGACAGCAGATGATGGACTGACTCGGCTATCGAGTTCTGATACTCGCGGGCGCACAGAATGCGTATGGGCTTCTCCAGGCCCTTGACCAGGATGGCGTCTGCAAAGGCCCAGCTCTTAGCTGCGCCACGACCGCCGTAAGCCACCTTGTACCGCTTGGGACGGTATAGAAACTGAAGCTTCGTCGGGGCGACGACTTCAACCTGCACCTTCGGGATCCTTGAAGGAGACGCTAATGCCTACCTTAAGCTCCCCTCCATCCTTTCCAGTAAGTTCAACCGCCGAAAGGTCGGGGATTGATTTCTTTAACAAAATCTCTGCTGACCTGACCTGTGCCGGGGTAAGGGTTATCTCACCCATAAGGTGCCTCGTAAGCCGGTTGAGAATGACCGAGGTTTGAATCTTTAGCCGGATCTCATCCGTATGTTTGGGTCGAAGCGTTCTAGCGGCCATAGTTTGTTGGTAACCACTCAACGGGTGGAGCGAGCTGAGGGAATCGAACCCTCATGGATAGCTTGGAAGGCTATTGCCTAGCCACTCGGCCAAGCTCGCGAATTGTCGCTAGTCTTTCCTAGCAGTCAGCGCCTCTAACTTTCTGCGCCCGCCACCGCAGTTAGGATTGCGGCTCCATTCAGGAATGATCGGCTGCCACCACATCCTAGAATCGCAGCAGGTTACAGGGATCAATCATCCACATCGAATTTGTTCGCCCCAGTTTCAGGAGGGGCTAGGCCTGTGCCACTGCCGACAGCTCGTCAGCACGGAAGCAGTGGCTATTCAATTGGGTGGCCGGTGCTGATCTCCGGCATCTGCCTCATATCGGGACCTAGATGGTTTTACGGGGCAGAACCCGCCTATTCCACATCAGCCTGTGTACTTCACCCAAATCCGATTACTTCAGCCAACCCTTTGGCGCCCGTTCCATGGTCCGTTCATTCTTCGGCTCAGTGGTCGGAATCTTGAACTTGCTGCCCATCGGGCGACTGCCCGAACCAGTGGCCGTGTTCTGCGGTGCGGAAGACCGCTTGTCGCCACCCTTGCTGTATGCCTTCTTCATGGACCTATCCTCGCGAGATGATATTGGGCCGAGCGGAATGCTCTAGACAGACTTTACACAAAAAATAACCCCCGCGCATCTCCCGATGGGCAGGGGTCGGCTCAAGTTTCATGCACAGGGGGAAACCATGGAGATACTGAGGCGTGGGGTAAGGATAGCAACGGTCGATCATTTGTCAACTGGCGCAGGCGGCAAATCGGGCAAGTAATCCCAAGCCTCTACCGCACCTAAGTCGTACCACCTTCCGTGGATGGACCAAGGCCTTGCCATGATCGGGCAGTAATACGCAACGACGATATGGCGCCATGGTTTCTCCACCACCAGATAGGAGCCCTGCGATTTAGGCGGCTGGTAGTTCCAGCTCATGCGAATAGTCCTTCCTGCACGAGTGGCGTTGGATCTTTCATCACTTCGAGCGTGAGTCGCTCGCCATGCTCATCCGGCGACATTCGCTCAAGGATCATCAAGCGTATCTGCTTGTCGTCGTGCCATACGATGCCATTGAGAGCGTCGCTAAGCACCTTCTCGCAGTTTCCCACGTCAAGGCACTGCACGCTCATCTCCCAACCATCCGGGTCTTTCTGAGCGCGCTTGGCCCAGTCCTGCGGACGGTTCGGATACAGCCGCATACGTACATACACCCAGCCATCAAGCGGCTTGCTCAAGCCAGCAACCATCAGCAGCTTGCGTACCGTCGCGATGTAGCTTTTCGCTTCATCGCTGCGCGTCACGATGGCTCGACTGTGGCCCTTTGGAACGAAGCTTCGCCAGTAGCGATTAGAGCTCACTGGATACGGAAGAACGATCACGCGGCCGATGTACGAAGGCGCGTTCATCGATATTCCCCAATCATTGCAGCGAAATCTTTTTCAAGCTTGTTCCTGAAGTGACGCATGTATGCGATTCGATGCTGCCAGTCTGGCGGATAGCACATATCCGCATGCTTCTTGGCTTCATTCCACGCATGCAGCCATAGTTCTCGAATCTGTTCGGGAGTGAACTCTGAGAAACTCATAGCTTCGCATTCCGCCGCTCGACGAACTTATTCAGTGCAAACTGAATACTATCGCCATCAGAACCGTCACTGACCAAGTAATCAATCATGAATCTATCGTGCTCATACTCCGTAGGCATCTCCAATTTCGCGCGCGCGACTGGGACGTCAAGCGATTTTGCTTGTTCTGCCAACTTGCGCTGACCTTCCTGCGTATACACGCCTTGTCCAGCTGGTTGTCCCACTCCTCCAGCATTCGCGCAAGCTTCCACTATGTCCCGATTAAATTGCTGTGGCGAAACATATTCCGTTTTGTACATCCCAACGCCATCCATCACTGCATCACTAACAGCCTTCTGCACCGCGTCCCTATTAGATCCATCCGCCCTCTCGTAGCAATCCTGGCATATGACAGCGCGATTTTCATCAAGAAATGATTCTGGAGAAAACAGCATATGATCAGGTCGTTTTACATCCATTTCTGCAGTTCTGTGCATCCACTTATTGCACGAGGGACACTCGATGTAGTTGGCTTTATTTACGATTGGCATTGTTCATCTTCCTTTTTCGATGGATTGAATTTTCGACGGCGACCTATCCAAGGATTGATCGGATCTTGATAAAGTCCATTCGCCGCAAGCCATGCGTTACGCCATCGATGAGCTGTAGCATAACTAACCCCCCATCGATTCATAATCGCATCAAGGCTAAGCGGTTTTTTCTGTTCATCTGCCCATTTGTTGAACCGAATAGCGAATTCTAATAGCCCGTTTATGCCAGCCTGAGCCTTATTAGTCATAGTTGTCATCCTTCTGATGATTGGCCACCCACTCATCCGCCCATTGATCTTCCCATTCGCGCAAATGATCGGCCAAGGACTTCGGTGCGCCAGGCTGGAAGCCCATTTCACGCTGCGGCGCAGTAATGCCCTCGATCTTTACTTGTGAGAGCTGATCCTTGCCGGATGCTTCGAGGCGTTTCATGTAGCAGGATTGGCATGTCGCGAATACGAAATTGCCACGCTTATCGCGGATATGGATGGCCGCCTTACCTCGCCCATAGGTATGCTCCATAGATCCATCGGGAAGGCGCGTGGAACCCGTTCTGAGGCTCCTACAGTTCTCTTCCTGGCATTGATCAGGCGGAAGTATTGGAATCGATTCTACGTTCGTCTTGGAGCTATTAAGCGCTTTGACAAGTTCGGAGTCTTTTCCGAAACGTCGGCTCATGGGCTTATCTCCGATATTTCATCGCCTAACTTGCTGGCGACATAGGCGCGCATGTCTTGTGGGTGTGTTTAGTCATGGTTTTATATCTACCTTGTTCTTAGGTCCTCGCCTGCCTCTGCCAACGGACTTATTGTTAGGTATCTGCGACTGTTGCCACATATATTCTCTATCAGGTGAGTTATTGTGCTTTGCGCAGTAGTGATAAGTGCGCGGCAGATATTGGGTGAACCAATCCCAGTCCAGCTTTCCGGCATTGATGATTGTTGCAAAGTTGTCGCAGCATTCGCACTTTGCATATTCTTTTACGCCTTTGATGACGATCACGATTTAGTCCCTCCCGGCGCGCCTACTAGGTAATCAGGAATGTGCTTACCCATGACCTTTCTCCGATAGCGCGGCTTCGAGGGCGGCGCGCATCTGCGCGAAAACAGCATCAGGTTCGTCCATGTCTTGCGTTTCGCGCCACGGCCATGGTTTTCGCACATTGCCGACGAAAAACGCCTGACACGCGCGATTCACCATCTCCTCCGTCACCTCCACGCGAGGAGTGGGTGGTGCGGTGTAGAGCGGCTCAGCCCATTCGTCACCATCCGCTAGCGGCACATCATCTTTGGTTTCGTAGAGACAATGCGTTCGATTATGGCGCCACGCCACCGCCTCGCCCTTGCGCTGCGCCGAATGGCTAAGATTGTCAACGTGCAGGAACTCGACATCTTCCACCGGCGGGATGTAGTCGGCATTTCCAATGGGCAGTAACTCACGCTGCGCGGATAGGTGGGCGTCGATGGCTTCTCGCATACGACGATAACCACGCTTTTCATTCGGCGTTTCTGCCAGTTCTTCATATTCAAGCAATTCCGTGGAAACTTCCTCCAACGTCATCGTCTTCTTCGTTGTGTCGTTCATGTCTAGCTCCAAAGCCGGATATAGCGCCGGCACGCTACAACGATGGATTAATCCACTTCCTCGAATTCTTCTTGCTGTACAAGTTCAGTCTGAACATCGCCTGGCGGATGCATAGAAAACTGTAACGTCTGACGCAGACATTCGCATAAAAATCCCTTCGTCTCTCGATCTGCTTCGAATAGACCACTGAACTTCATTTTGATAGTTCCGCCGTTCTGTGCCTGGATCTCAAAGTTCTTTAACTTAACTCCAGAGAATACACGCGGATCGGTAGCTGTGAGGCCAGATCCTATGGTTACGGTGTAGCCTTCCAACACGTCATCCCACTTTATGGATGGAATCTTGCCAGCAAATCGAGGCTCAATTAGGTTGTCATCAGCACCTTGTAGCAATTCTCCTTGATCATCATCCTGTACACGCTTGGCCTTAGCTACTTTTTTGTACAGAGCCTTGCGTAGGCCTGGTTCCATCTCATCAAGGTGACTAGCCAATGTGACTAGCACTAAGCTAAGCGAAATCTTCGTTTCGTACGATTCCCCGATCTTGCAAGCAACCGGCGTTACTGCATTAATTTCGCATTGCGTGTTTTCAATGGTAAGCATTGCTATCTCCTAGTTGGATTCATGTTCTTTACGGTACATCCACGTACGCATTACACCTTCGCAATGCGCCAATCGAACGGCATCGCGTGACCATCCGATTTGTTTACGACCATCGGCTACAT